AGACGGAGCTGCTATTTTAAACAAATGGGAGCAAACAGGTCTTTTAGAAGGTTTGACAACAGACCGAGACAAAAATTATATGAGTCGCTTACTCGAAAACCAAGCAAAAGAACTTCTTCGTGAAGCATCCACAATGGCAGGCGGAGACGTTGAAGGTTTCGCAGCTGTTGCATTTCCTATCGTTCGTCGTGTATTCGGTGGATTGATTGCTAACGATTTAGTATCCGTTCAGCCTATGAGCTTGCCTTCTGGCCTTATCTTCTTCATGGACTTCACAGTCACAAACAATAGAAGTGGCTTGACAACTGGTGAATCTGTTTACGGTGGAGGCAAAGTCGGTAGCGAATTAGTAGCTGACGGTGCAACTGAGCTTACAGAAAACGGCGGCGGTTTCTACAACTTGCAATCCGGTTACAGTTCCCCAACAGGTTCTATTGACGGTACATTGAGTGCAGGCAACATCACAAGTTCGCTTGTTTCTGCTCTTAGCGACGAAGATTTGGCAGAGATTAAATATGATCCTGATATCTTATCATTAAGTGCTACTCATCAGATTGCATCATTCAAGTTGCCTACCAATGCTTCAAGCACTAACTTGGACATGAGCAACATCAATCTTGATAACTTGATCGCTGTTTGTGAAACAGGCACAGCTGTTGCCGGAAACGGAACACTTGTCCGTCGCCTCACCAAGAAGACGGGCGCTGCTGAGTTGACTTTTTATGCAACTCATGATGGTGCAGTAAGTCTCAACGGTGTTATGACTGCTTCCTGTCCAATCAAGGATACCCTTACAGAAGCTACCGCTTTAGGTGCTGTTGTTGGTGCTAATCCTTGGGAATTAGAAAACCAAGAAGCGATTCCAGAAATCGACATCAAAGTCGACAGTATTGCTGTTACAGCAGTAACCAAAAAATTGAAAGCAAAGTGGAGCCCTGAATTGGGTCAGGACTTGAATGCATATCACAACCTCGACGCTGAAGTTGAGTTGACAAGCATTCTTTCCGAGCAGATTGCTTTGGAAATTGACCAGGAAATCTTAAATGACTTGGTTAAAGGTGCTAAGGCCGGTACTTATTTCTGGTCCCGTCGCCCTGGTAAATTTGTAGACCGTGAAACTGGTGTTACTCTTGCAGATCCAGCAGCTGACTTCACAGGTACTGTTAGTGAATGGTACGAGACTCTTCTCGAAACCGTCAATGACGTATCTGCTCAGATCCACCGCAAAGTGCTTCGCGGCGGAGCGACCTTCTTGGTCTGTTCCCCAGAAGTTGCAAACATCCTTGAGTTCACAGCCGGCTTCCGTGCTAAAGTAACTCATGATGACGACAAAGGTACTGCTGGTGCAGTCAATGTCGGTACATTGAGCGGCAAGTGGGATATCATGGTTGACCCATACTTCCCACGTAATGCGATTTTAGTTGGTCGTAAAGGTAGTAACTTCCTCGAAAGCGGTTATGTTTACTCCCCATATGTGCCACTACAAGTCACTCCTACCATCTTCGGACCTGATGACTTCGTACCTAGAAAAGGTGTGATGACTCGTTATGCGAAGAAAATGGTACGTCCTGACATGTACGGTTTGGTTATCTGCGAAGATTTACTTGGCTAATCCCAACCATCACATAATATATAAAGAACCCGTCCTTGTGGCGGGTTTTTTATTTGTGCTTCCTTTAGTTAACAATTAAACTACTTACTAAATGAATTATAACATCAAGAGGTATTCTGCATGGCTGCTCCAGTACTAACCCCCAAACAAAATGCAAGTGTTTCAGTTCTTCCCGTTACAGGCACTGCAAGCAATGTTTTAACTTCCCTTGCTACTTCAGCTTATGGATCGGTTGATTTTATATCCGGTGCAGTAGATCAAGTTACTTACACCTACCGAAAGCTCGGCGGCGATGTTTTAGATCTTGAGATCAAAGAAGAGAGTGTTTATGCTTCTTATGAAGAGGCATGCTTGGAATACTCTTATCTCCTGAACATTCACCAGTCAAAGAACATCCTCTCGGATGTCCTCGGTGCACAAACTGGCACATTTGACCACAAGGGTGAAATCAAAGCAGGTGAACTAAGTTCCTCACTCGACGGAGGCCATGTCACACTGAAATATCCTCTGTTCGATTATGCATATGCCCGTCGTGTGGCAGATGGTATCTCGCAAGAAGCAAATGTCGGTGGATCAACCCCGATATATTCAGCCTCTTTCGACATTGTAGAAGGCCAGCAAGATTATGACCTTCAAGAGATTATTTCTGGCAGTGCAGCCTTTTCCCCCGTCGTCGGGAACAAAAAGATTTTAATTAAGAAGGTGTTTTACAAGACACCAAACACAATGTGGAGATTCTTTGGATATCAAGGCGGCTTAAATGTCATTGGCAATTTAACATCCTATGGTCAGTATGCAGATGACAGTACTTTCCAGGTGGTACCAGTGTGGGAAAACAAATTACAAGCAATGGCATATGAAGATGCCCTGTACACCAGAACTTCTCATTGCTCTTATGAACTCAGAAACAACCAGCTTAGAGTTTTTCCAAATCCTTCCGCCTATCACATCGAAAAGATGTGGTTCGAATTTACTGTCCCCGGCAACAACTGGGAATCACCTGCTGACGAAGGCGATATCGGCATCGACGGCATCAACAACATGAACACATTGCCCATGGGCAACATCCCTTATGAAAACATCAACTCCATTGGTAAGCAGTGGATTCGCCGCTTTGCCCTTTCTTTGAGTAAAGAAACTCTTGGCCTCACAAGAAGCAAGTTCGCAACAATCCCAATCCCTGGCGAGTCTGTAACACTTAACGGAACTGATCTGGTTTCGCAGGCAAAAGACGAACAGGAAAAACTAAGAGAAGAGCTTAAGACTGTCTTAGACGAGTTACGTTACGGCGAATTGATGTCAGGAGATGCAGACTTGGTTGAGAATGCCAACAAGATTCAACAAAAGATTCCTTTGCTAATTTTCGTAGGATAGGGGGTCCATAGATGTCAAATAACGACAACAAGTGGGAACAGCCCGAAGCACCACCGCCACCTCTTTTTACGGGGGCAAAAGAAAAAGATCTCGTAAAACAGGTTACTGACGAAATCATCGAAAGAGTAATCGGTGTCTCGGTCCTATACTATCCTATCAGCCTGAAGCACTCAAACTTTCACCCTCTCTACGGAGAGGCCATTAACAAGACTTATTTACCCCCTGTGCATGTCGAGGTCCTCGCTGAGTGGGAAGGTGAAGACACTGCCACCACTGGCTTCGGAATTGACAAGAAGTCTTCAGTCACCCTGCACTTCCACAAGAGAAGGCTCACCGAAGATCAGAATCTGTTCGTTCGAGAAGGCGACTTCATTCAGTACGGTGAGCAGAAATACGAAATTGTAACTCTTGGCCAGCCTCGACAATTGTTCGGGCAACCAGATGCCAAGATCGAAGTTGTCGCAAAGTGTGTGCGAGCAAGAGATGGCTCATTCCCATCCGAAGCATATGCCGAACCAGGAGAAGACGAAGATCCTCGCCTGACAGCACCAGCATGCGATCCTATCGAAGAAATACGAGTTTTAACCGGAGACACCACAAGTACTGGCGGATCTGGCACACAGCCATGTGGCGAAGTCTACGAAAGACCTGGAACACCGCCCCCACCGCTTTTTACCGGTGCAAAAGAAGGTGCTCTTGTAAAGCAAGTTGGCGACGAGATCCTCGAAAGAGTTGTTGGACAGCAGATTGTCTATTTTCCAGTCTCTCTGCCTCATTCAAACTTCCACGAACTTTATGGAGAGTCGATAAACAAAACTTTTCTCCCCCCCATTCGTGTGTTCGCTGCAGTCGACTGGAAAGGCAGTGAAACCACGACGACAAACTTCGGAATTGACCGCAAATCTGCGATTGATGTCAAGTTTCACAAAAGACGACTCACTGAAGACCAAAACCTCTTTGTTAGAGAGGGCGACTTTGTGCTTTATGGCACCGTTCTTTATGAGATCGTCACAGTTGGTCAGCCAAGACTCTTATTTGGCAAGATTGACGAAAAGTACGAAGTTGTTGCAACTTGTATTCGAGCAAGAGAAGGTACTTTTAAACTCTCTGAGGTCCCCGGCAAGGTTGGAGACTTCGACCTCGACTCTGTGACCGCATGCGACAATGCAAACCTCGTGATCCCTGACGGTGTTGACAATACGATGGCTAATGTCGGCACAGGCGAGGGGATCTTTAAAAATAAAACAGATATCCAATTCAACATGAAGACTCTTGTCGCAGGAGACAACATTGTATTAACCTCGGATACTGATACAATTACTATCGCCTCATCCGGAGAAATTAGTGGAACAATCACTAACGCACTTACCGCTTCAATCGCACACACCGCTTCGTACTATGTGGAAACCGACACATTAGATAGTGTAGTAGGCCGAGGTG